GATTAGCAGAGTCGAAGGCGTCGATCCGAAAGCCCGCCGCGATGCCATCGTGAAGCTGCTCGGCGCCGTCAATACCGAGGCCGACTTCGCCATCGTCACGCCGGGCATGAAGGAACGGGCGCAGTTTCACAGCATCGGCAATAAGGCCGGCATCGGCGGCGAGATCGGCCGCGCCGTGCTGCAGTTCAAGTCATTCCCCTGGGCGATGTTCCGCCGCCAGATGGATGCCTTCAACAACATGGGCGGGCCTGTTCCGAAAGCGGCAATGGCCAGCTATCTGGTCATTTCCACGACACTTGCCGGGGCGATGATAATGCAGGTGCGGGATATGCTGTCCGGCAAAGACCCGCGCGACATGACCCGCCCGGAATTCTGGGGCGCGGCATTCCTGCAGGGCGGCGCGCTCGGCATCTATGGCGACTTCATCTACGGGGCAGGGCATACCCGTTACGGATCCGGCATTCTGGAAGCGGCATCCGGTCCTACGGTCGGCCCCCTGCTCGAGATGGGGCTGGTACAGCCGATCCAAGCCATTGCCAAGGCCAAAGCAGGGAAGGATACCAAGCTGATTGCGCAGACCGTACAGGACGCCAAGGGCTTCATGCCGGGGAACAACGTTTGGTACACCAAGGCTGCGCTAGATCACCTGATCTGGCAGCAGGCAATGGAATCTCTCTCTCCCGGCTATCTGTCTAGCATTCGCAGCAGGGCCGCGAAGGAATATAATCAGGATTGGTGGTGGGGCTTGGGCGAAAGATCCCCGGATCGCGCCCCAAACCTTGGCGCAGCGATAGGAGACTGACATGGCGAAAGTGTATAGCGTACTTGCAGGAGGCTATGTGGATACTCCGGAAGGCGTGAAGTCTTCCAAAAGCAGCAAGGAAATGCAGAAGATGTTCAATCAGCTCGGCGCTCAACTCATCGAGAGCGAGGAGCGGTGTCAGGTAGCCGAGGAGGAAGCCAGCAAGTTGCGGGCGCAGATTACTGCGATCGAGGCAAGGCTGACTGCGGCAAACGAAAAGCTGGCCGCCGCAAACGAAAAGCTTACCGTGGCGGAATCGCGGATCTTGGTAGCGGAGAAAAAGACCCAAGAAAAGCGCGTACAAGTTGCCGACATCACGAAGAAAATGGACACCATGCGGGCTGAAATTGCGCGCCCCGTGGTTCAGTCTCCACCGGCCAAGCCGCTGGCATACGATGTCCGCGTCACCGGGAGAGACGAGAAAGGCCGCCTGGCGAATCTCGAACTGCTCCCAAAGGTTTCCAGCCGGCTGACGTAAAAAGAACATGGCCACCCTATTCATCGACTACGAAGGCGGCAACGACAACTACGGCGGCACGACATTTGCCCTGCTGGATTCCGGCACGGATGGCCGCATTACCTCGACCACCTTCAGCGCCGCCACTGCCAGCTTCCCGAACGACGGGTCGCTCATCGGGCAATACCTCACGATCTGGAACGCCTCGATCTACGCCGCCTACAAGATCACCGCATGGCTGAGTGGCACGTCGCTGACGATTGAAGCCATCTCAGGCGGCACTGCGCTGGCGAATCAGGGCGTAGATCGGCAATACTATATCGGCGGCAGGTGGAAAACGGGGGGCACTGGCGCAACTGCCGTGCGTATCGTTCCGGGGGATGAACTGCGGGTAATGGCTTCTCCTGAGCCTACCAGCCTTGGCGCAGGCACATGGACAAGCGGCCCAAGCTATATCGGATCGGCCAGCGAGAAGGCAATCCAGTCCTCCACCAACGCCTCCCCGATTGTCGTCACCAGTGCCGCGCATGGCTTGGTGACGGGCGACACCGTGGAGATTTCAGGCCACACGACCAACACCTTCGCCAATGGCATGTGGGAGGTTACGAAGCTTACAGACGATACCTACTCGCTGGATGGCTCGACTGGCAATGGCGTCGGGGGTGCTACCGGCGTGGGCCGCAACATGTCATCGTGCCGCGTGTATCTGGACACCGCCTGCACGCAGAAGATCGCCGGATGTTCCTTGCAGAAAGGCGCTTGGACAGCTTCGGCCAACGTCACCGCTACTGTTTTAACGACAAACTACAAAGGCAGCTACGGAAGCGCACAGATTGCCGTCGCCGCCGGTTTCACGACCGGCAAGGCCGCCTACTTTGCTACAGGGACACTCGACCTTTCAGGCTATCAGCAGGTGTCGTTCAATGTCAGGCAATCAGCAGGGACGCTTGGAGCGGCTTCTTCACTCTCCATCGTCCTGTGTTCCGATACAGCCGGAGCCACGCCAGTAGATACGATCAACTTGCCCTATCTGGCCGCGCTGAATCAGTGGTATCCGATTACCATCGACACAGCAGGCGCACTCGGTTCGAGCATTCAATCAGTGGCGTTTTATGTCAATACCGACAATGGCGCACAGACATTCCAGATTGGCCAGATCATCGCTTGCAAGGCGGCAAGTTCTGCGGACAGCCTGAGCCTGACATCCCTCATCAGCAAGCACAGCACCAGCGGCGGAGATGAAGTCTGGTACGGAATCCGCGACATTCATGGTCGCAGGGTTGTACTGCAAACAGAATACAGTGCAACCAGCAACACGACACACTATAGCGCTTATGCCGGGACGACCGAAAACGTCACGACCTACAAGCGCGAGACGATCAAGACGACAGTAGCGGCGACTGCGCCATTGCTGATTAATGAAGCTGGCACCTATGCCGCGCCAAACACGCTGTCTGGTGGATGGAACCGCACAGATATGTCCACGCAGACCGGCGAGACATGGTTCTCGCAGGGCGCGTTTATGATTGTAGGGAACGGCAATTGTGTTGCAGTCTCGCTAAGTACTGGTTCGCAATTCTGGAATTTTGACCGAATTCATGCTGCGTACAGTGATACAGCGTTTGCTTTAGGAAGTTCCGGAACAACTTACGGGATCAGCATCGGTACAGTGAAGGCAGTAGCTTGCAACGCGGGGGTAATCCGTGCATCTTCTTCATCCAGAAAAGTTGACGTAGATACCGCAATCAATGTGTCCTGTGTCAACTCTGGTGCCGTAACCTATGCTTCAGATTACACATTCGGAGTACTCACAAGCATAGGGTGTGGGAATGGATGTTCGTTCGGTACGTCAGCCAGAATTTACATAGACAACCTCACCGTAAAGTATGCAGTAGGCCCGTGGCTGAATTACAGCGGATCAAGCACCCCCTCATCGGGTATCCACATCAACAGCGGTACGATTGAATATGCAACTCAGGCGGCTTCTACCTATAGTAGCGAATTATTTTTCGCAAAGGACTGCAACTTTACGCTATACAGCGGCGTCGCGCCGTATGCCGGGCCGCTGACCTATTCCAACAGCTTCGCCACCACCCAAAACGAGAACGGCAACGGCGTCAGCAAGATTTACGGGGCCGGTGGATCGGTAATCATTCAGGACACGACGATGGCTTATGGCACGGCGTCGTCATCGTGGAAGATGTCGCCGGTATCAACCACATTGTCAGCAGATTGGCCGCTGTATTTGCCACTCAGGGGCATCGCCCTCGCCGCCAACGTCACCAAGACCATTGGCGTCTGGATGCGCCGCAGCAATACCGGCCTGACGATGAAGCTGGTCTGCAAGGGCGGACAGATCGCCGGGATTGCCGCAGACGTGACCGCCAGCATGACGGCGGCCGCCGACACATGGGAATTGGTACAGATCAGCCTGACGCCGACAGAGAAGGGAGCCGTTGAACTGGAAGCGCATGCCTACGGTGGCGCGACCTACAACGGCTGGGTGAGCGTAATGGAGGTTGCATAATGGCCAAACTGATCGAGAAGCGGCAGGAGCGCAACGGCACATGGGTGGTGCGGGTGGCGAACGATGCCGAGACGCGCAGCATGTTCTTCTCGTTCAAGACCGAGCCGACGAAAACTCAGGTGCGGGATGCCTTCGATGCGATGATCGCGGCGGAGAAGGCCGCACGAGAGGCAGCGGAAGCCGAGCGCGAGGCGGAAGAAGGCACCAAAGTCACGCTGCGTGATGCGATTCGCCGCTATGAGGCGGGGCAGCTTACGAACAACCAAGCAAAGCAACTGCTCGAAGCGATGATCGCCCGGGCGCGGAAACTTGATTTGATATGAGCATCTGCCCGTCCGACCTGCTGACGCTGACCGTCGCCTATCAGGGCCAGCCGTTCGTCCATCTGCAAGCCTACGGCATCGACACGCTGGAACTCGACACCGCCTTCCAGGGCCAGCCGTTCATCGCGCAGCCGTACTATGAGGACTGCGAGGTAATTGATCCGCCGGAGCCGGAGCCCCCGATTATAGAGCCAAATTATAGCGCTGGCGGTGGCGGTTATTTGGTCGAGCTCGACGCAAAACCAAAGAAGCGCGGGACGATTACCCTCTATAATGAGGAGGAGGAAATCCTAGAACTGCTGGCAATTATCATGCCGGTCATTCATGAGCAAGAAAGGAACAAGACATGACGGTCGAATCCAGCACAAACCGGGTGAGCTACGCCGGCTCCGGGACGGTTGGCCCGTTTGCAGTACCGTTCTACTTCCTCGAAGATGACGATCTGGTCGTCATCCGGACCACAATCGCAACCGGGACGGAAGTCGTCCTGACGCTTACCACGGACTACACAGTGAGCGGGGCGGCCGACCCGGATGGTGGAAGCGTTACCCTGACTGGTGTCCTTGCCTCCATCTATGCGCTGGTAATTGTGAGAGATCCTGACCGGCTGCAGGCGAGCTCCTACCCACGCAACGACGCCTTTCCGGCGGCAACGCACGAGCGCGCACTGGACAAGCTGACGATGCTGGTCCAGCGGTCGCGGGACTTGTTCGAACGCGCCTTCCGCTTGTCGGATGGCGATGTGTCTGGCGTTAATCTGGAAATCAGCGAATCGGCATCTTCAAGGGCGAACAAGTATCTCGGCTTCGATTCAAACGGAAACCTGACGCTATCGCAGGCGCTCGATGTCGGCGAGACGGTCATATCGTCCTTCATGGAAACGGTACTCGACGACACCGACGCTGAAACAGCGAGGGGAACGCTTGCGGCGGCTTCGCTCGGCGCCAACACCTTCACTGGCGTCCAACGCTGGGCAAAAGGCGCTGACGTAGTTTCCGCCAACGCACTCGCCCTTGGCACGGACGGCAACTACTTCGACATTACCGGCGCCACGGCAATAACCAGCATCGGCACCCTGGGTGCAGGGACGGTGGTCAAGTTGCACTTCGATGCCGCCCTGACCCTGACCCACCACGCTACGGACCTGATCCTTCCTGGCGGGGAGAACATCACCACGGCGGCGGGGGATGAAGCCGAATTCGTGGAGTATGCGACTGGCCTCTGGCGCTGCACAAACTACGTGCCGGCGGCGTTTGTTCCTGCCGTCATTGGCCAGGCTGCAGCAGAAGCCGGGACCGATACCTCCCCGAGGCTCTGGACTGCAGAACGGGTTGCGCAAGCGATCGCTGCGCTGGCGGCAAGCGGGGGGGCTCTCCCGAAGAACTACATTACTGGCCTGACCCTCTCCAACAACGCCAGCGACGCGACCAACGACATCGACATCGCGGCTGGGAAAGCGAGGGACGCGACCGACACGGAGGGTATGGTGCTCGCTTCGGCACTCACCAAGCAGCTCAATGCGGCCTGGGCGGTTGGTACGAATGCCGGTATGCTGGACACAGGAGCGGTCGGGAACAACACCTATCACCTGTTCCTCATCAAGCGCAGCGATACCGGCGTGGTTGACGTGCTGGCCTCGCTCTCTGCGATGAATTCCGGCACTTGCACCATGACCATTGCTTCTCCCGGAGTTGTCACCTTCGCCAAGCATGGACTGCAGATCGGGTCGAGTTTCGAGTTCTCCTCGACAGGAGACCTCCCGACGGGGGTCACGGCAGGAACGACCTACTATGTCATCACGGCAGGCTTCGGAGTCGATTCTTTCCAGTTCTCGGCATCGCAGGGGGGTGCGGCCGTGAATACCAGCGGCACGCAGAGCGGAACGCACACTCTGACCCACAAACCGATCATGCCGGCGAACTATGACTACAAGCGGCGCATCGGGTCGATCCTCCGCACCGGGGCGTCGAATGTCGGGTTTATCCAGCGTGGCCAGGAATTTACGCGCACGGTGCCGATCAACTCGGTCAATCAGACCACACCGGGAACCTTTGCCGCCACAAGGACACTTAATGTTCCAGTCGGAATCAAGTGTCGGGCCGTAATTGGCTGCGGCAATGAGTCGCAGTTGAATACTGCCGTACCGACCTACGTGCTAGTTACCGACCTAGATACCACCGATACCGCCCCATCAACAACAGTGTTTAGTTACAAAGTTGGCCCGTACCTGACAATAGACACAGACGTAAATGCTGGCGGCAGTATGATAAACGTAGTGACAAGCTATTCCGCGCAGGTTCGCAGCCGTCAGTCCTCTGGTAGTACTTCAGACACCTTCGCAATCACCACAATCGGATACGAGGATTACCAGCTTTCGGAAGGTCTGTAATGATCCACTACCGCCGTGGGATGAAGTACCAACTGGCGCGCGACTACATGCGCCGAACGCCTATTCATCCTGACGAGGACATTGTAACGAAGTGGTGGACTCTGACGCGCAGCGGGTTGCTGCTGCTGAAGGACGGCTACGCTTGGGACGGCGCCAGCGGCCCGACGTTCGATACGGAAAGCTCCATTTCGTCGAGCGCGGAACACGACGCCCTCTGCAAGATGCTGCGGAACTTGTCGCTCGACTACGACAAGTGGCAGGACAAGGTCAACGAGTTCTTCCGCGAACGCTGCGAGGAAAATGGCATGAACCCGCTGCGTGCCCGCATCTGGCACGCCGGGGTGGAGTTTGGTGACGCCGGGAACCCGAACCAGGGGCCGGACGACGAAATTTTGCAGGCACCGTAAAGGAGAGGCGAAGTGGGAACCGACGAAATTGATCCCGTGCAGTTCGGACGACTACTGGAGCTAGGTGAGCAGAACCACGATACGCTGTTGGAGATAAAAACCGACCTACGCGAGCACGTCGATCAAACGAACGCGCAGTTGCTGCTTCACAAAGACCGCATTGACTCCATCGAGCTGCGTGACGAGAAGCGCAAGCATTTGCTGCTAGGTGCACTGGGGGCTGGCACCCTTGGCGGTGCCACCTTCGGCGAGGCCATCAAAAACTTTTTCAAGCACCTGATCTCGTGAACCGCGTCATCGACACCATCGTCATCCACTGCAGCGCCACGCCGAACGGCCGCTGGACCACCGCGCTGGACATCGACAAATGGCACGACGACCGCGGCTTCGAGCGCGGCACTGCCTGGCGTGCCCGCTGGAACCCCGACCTGAAGGCCATCGGCTACCACTTCATCATTTACACCAACGGCGCCACCGCCACCGGCCGCCACCTCGACGAGACCGGCGCCCATGCCGGCGGGCACAACAAGCGCAGCATCGGCATCTGCATGATCGGCACCGACAAATACACCATGGCGCAATGGCGCGAACTCGATGCCCTCGTCGCCAAGCTGCGCGCCCGCTACCCCGCCGCGAAGATACTCGGCCACCGCGACCTCTCCCCCGACCTCGACGGCGACGGCATCATCGAAAAGCATGAATGGCTGAAGACCTGCCCCGGCTTCGATGTTGCGGCCTGGCTGGATAGCCACGGAAACATCATTGAGGAACAAATCCTCGCCGTGCTGCCAGACTGATCAGGCGCGCGCAGCCCCCACCCTCGGCATAGACTTGCGCAGTCCGGCGAGGATCTGCGACCAGCCGATGCGCGCCTTCCATGGCTTGCCGTCTATCTCGGCGCGATAGCAGTCCACCCTGTCGGATTTATAGAGTGCCAGCCGATGCATCCGCTCGCCGAAGTCGTGGTCTATGATGATGATTTCGCGCCGCAGCTCCGGCAGTCCTCGCGGGTAGTCCGGCGCCGACTCGGCCATCCTGGCGGCGTCCGCGCCACGTCGCATAGCTGCGAGTTTCTGGCGCTGGGCGTCGGCTTTCCTGGTCACTCGATAGGTCATGGTCTACCTTGCACGGTACGGCTATTTAACGTTAGCCCTCATGTCAGGCTTCCTTCGCCGCCCGGATCGAGAAGCCACCGTAGTAACCGTTGTGCTCGTTGTGGCTCGCCATCGTGAAGCAGCCTTTGCTGGTGCGCACTTCGAGAAACTGAACCTCGTGCTCTTCGTATTTGGCGGGAACGCTCGGCGCTTCCTTGATTTCAGCGCCCAGCAGTTGTGCCCCAACGTAGTCAGCGAGGTTGTCGTCGGTGCGCATGTAGCGGCTTTCGCAGCAACTTTGTCCGTCGTCAAACAACTTGATCTTGCTCCCGTCGTCGAAGGCGAAATGCAGCGCATCGTCATCACCGAGCGAAAGCGCGGTAATCGTCTTGTTCATCGCCGACGTGAAGGCATCAACGCTGTCGGCGTTCCCAGCAAGGTAGTTGATCATCACGCCCATTCCAAGTTGTCCCATGTTGTTTCTCCTTTGAAAGTAAGTTGTCGTAGTGCGCCGCCGAGGGCTAACTAATCGTTCCAGCGGAGCCACGCGATAATGCCGCGTGTCCCGCTGAACTCAGCCGTTAGCCGGCATTGGCTTGCTGAACGTTTGCACGATCAGAGTCTTTTCCTCTTCCTGGCAATCGACCGCGTATGCCTCTTCCATCCAGTCAATCGCTTCGGGTTCGCCATGCTTGCCGCCGCCGTACCAGTACGTCCAGCCGACCCAAGAGCCGTCCGGCATCTTCATGGCAACGGCCTTGCTCTCGTAGTGGCGCGACCATTCGCACGGCAAGCCAGTTTCAGTCTCGCCGCTCCGAACCTCAGATTTGCCATCCCAGTGCGCGTCTGCTTCAACCAGCGCGTCGTAGAGTTCATCCACGTTCGCGCACGGGTAGTCGGGCGCCGGCTTCTTTTCCCATCCGGCCACTTTTGCCAATACCGCCCACTTCAGTTTTTGTTCCGGTGTCATCTTGGTTACTCCGTAGTAAATAGCCGGCTAACCCGGCATTGCACCGGACGCCCTACGGGCGCTCGGTGAATTTTGCGTTATGCGGCACATGCGTCCCAAAATGTCTAAGCGCACAATCCCGATGAAAAGGCACACCGCAGTCGGTGCATCGGTAAACTTCTTCGCACGTGTATATCGGCTGTCCGCAACCTATACGGCTTGCCGGGAACACGTTGTTCTGGCCGCAAGTAGCACACACTGGCCGCTGGTATTCAGGCTTGTCCATCATCACCCTCCGCCGGTGCCGCATAACCTTCCGTTCCAGGCGCGACTGGCCGCGATGAAGCCGCGTCCAGCGGCCTGAACTCCACGTTGGGCGGCTTCAGCTTGTGGCGCTTGCACAGTGCATCCTCGATCAGTACGGCCATGCTCTGATCCTGCTGCCGCATCCAGTCCAAGAGCCAGCGGGGAAGCTTCAGCCCAACCGGCACCTTGACCAGCGCCGGAGGCTTGTGGGGCGCTCCGGCTGCCATCACACTAACCCCGCGTTCTTCATCTGCCCGACCGTCGCCGGCTCCATCAGCGAAACGTCCATCCACTGAACCCGCTGATTTTCCTGCTGACTTGTGGCGTCTATCAGACCGATGTTCCGGCCTTCGACCTCGACAACACGAAACACTGTCGCATCGGAATTTCCGTTCATGCAAACTGTGTCATATTTTCTTGGCGCTTTTTTCATCTTCAATCTCCTGTAACCGGCTTGGGCCAATCCCTCACCTTAATTACAGTATATACCATTCCGCAATAAAAGTCAAGACCTTTTTTAAGGCCGCCCAACTAATCATTCCACCGGACCTGCGCGATAAAGCCGCGCAGGCCGGTGAATTCAAACGTTGGGCCTCACCGTGATATCCATATCGTTGCCCCCGGCGTTTCCTCACATGCGGCCAGGTACTTTTCCACGAACGGAACGAAGTGCTTGTATAGCCCCCACCCGTTCTGCGAGTTGTGCTTTTCAAACCTTTCCGGGTCAGCCTTCATCAACTCCAATCCTGCGCGCAGCGGTTCGATCAACTCCCCCGCCTTGGTCAACCCGATCTCTTCCGGGCGCCACAGGTGCATGTAGATTCCGGCCTCTTTTGCCATCGCGCCGAGGTTGTGCGTGATGTTCGCGCTATATACCTCTGTCGGCTTCGTTATCAGCAGTGCAACATCCAAGCTCATGTTCCGTTCCTTTCCGGGCCGCATGGCCCAACTATTCATTCCAGCGGACGCCTTCGGCGCCCCTGAATTCAGGCGTTAGAGCGCGTGTTCCACTCAGCAATGGCTCGTTGCCCAGCTTCAACCAGCGCCTCGTCTCTCGGCTTGCCAGTGGTTTGTACTCGAACCTCCCCGCAAGCGCCACCGCAATCTTGGCAGGCCGCGAACACCCATCGGAACGTGCTTCCGTCCATTATTGCAATGTCGGTTCCGCCGCAAAACGGGCACGATAGCGGCTCTAACCCGCCAGTCGACGCGGACTGTCCGATGCTGCCTTCGCTTGCCGTTGTCTCTTGCTTGTCGTCCATCGCTATTCCTTTCCTTTGTCCCCGGCCAGCCGGTCACTTTGTCCGTTAGCCACCACGATATTCACGCCGTCATGCCCTTCCTCAAACTGCACGATCGGCAGCACTTCGTAGTAACCATTTCGGTGTACAGACACCTGTTTTACGCGCATACTTTCGCGCGCTATCTTGTAGGCCGTCTCTTTCAGGTGGCGCACGTAGTTGCCGTGATCTTGTCGCTCTTGGTAAAGCTGTGCGCGTATCGCTTCGACTTCTTCTTCAAGTTGCCTCTTTGTCGGCATTTCGTCCTCCTGGTGCCTAACCCGGCGTTCGAGAGGGAGCCTTCGGCTGCAAGCAGCCTTCGGCCCCCTCAACTTGTACGTTCGGCGTCATCGGCGCATCGACAACAATATCTACCGCGCCTGTGTCATTCACGCTTTCTATCCGGCTTTCCGGTTCCTGCGCTTGTGCTGCCTCAATCGCTCGATCAACACTCAGCGCCAGCACCCATATGCTGCTGTGGTATCCGCCAGTACGATTCTTGTACGGCTTGTAAAGCCGAACCACCCACCATCTCGGTCTTTCCCATTGCACAAACATGTTTACCTCCTTAAAGTCAGTCCGCCGAACCCGGCGGTGGAGAGGGAGCCTTCGGCTGCAAGCAGCCTTCGGCCCCCTCAACTTGCACGTTGGGCGTCTTCACCCGAAAATGGCGGCTTGCATCGCCCGCTGCCACTCCCGCCACGTCATGCGCCGCTCGTGCAACGTAAAAGTGTTTCCAGTCCCTTCGCCAACAACCGTCACGCGGGGGCGCGTCAGCAGCTTGCGCAGTTTTCTCAGGCACGGTTCGTGTACCTCGACAATATCGCCAGCCTGCAATCCGTGCCCGCGTGCATCTGTTGTAATCGTCGTTTTCATATCACAACTCCCCGCGCAATTCCGGCACCTGCGCCGTCGTCAATTCGCTCTTGTCCGCATGGCACCTGTAAATCGCCGTGCCGACGAGAAATATTTCGTGCTTGAAGCACGCCTTCAGCATCCCTTCGGCCTGGTCGAGGTTTCGCTCCGCCACGCCGGCGGCACGGCGCGCTTTCAGGTCCGCGGCGATGTCTGCGAAGTTCCACGCCACCAGCGCGCCGCAGAGCGCGCACAGGCCGGCGATCGACGGCAGACCGCGGTGATCAGCGGACACGGCAATGCTCCCCGGCGACGCGCCAGGCGCGGTTCCAGCTCCAGCCGAATTCACGGGCGAGGCGCGTGGCGAGGCGGAAACGGAAGATCATGCTGCCACCTCGTTGATGTCGCAGCAGCCTGCGGTGCGGTCGGTATCCTCATAGGCATCGCGCACGCTGGCGGCGCCGATGCGATACCACCCAGGCAGCCGGCGCGGCAGCCAGGCCAGACGATGCCCGTCGGTGTAGAGCTTGCAGGACGGGTCACGCACGGCGCGGCTGGCTTCGAGCATGGCCTGGCGCAACCGGTCGGCAGGTGGGAGGATGACGGCGGCGGGGGTCATTGCTGCAACGCCTCTTTGCGTGCCTGGTAGATCGCCGTCAATTCGGCGCGCTGGTCTTCGTCGGCGATCTCTCCGATCAGGTCGGCAGCGGCGTCGAGCAAGTCCGTGTCCTCGGCTTTGTTGAGTTTGTCTGCGACTGCGGCGTAAGTGATGGCCGGGGCGCGCTGTTCGACCGCGCGCAGCGCATCGTCTTGCGGGTCCGCCTCGTACGACGCCGGCTTCTTGCCGCGCAGCTTTTCCTTGACAGCTTCGGTGCGGCTTGCGTGCTGTTCCATCGGCAGGACTTCTCCCTGCGCGGTGATGTCGCGCTCCACGATGCGCTCGGCTTCGTCCTGGTCGTAGATGCCGGCATAGCCGAAGGCTAGGCGCGCGCACTGGATCATGGCCTTGTGGCGCAGCATGCGGCGCGGATGGCTGCTCCATGGGCCGGTGCCGCGCTTGCACTCGGCCATGTACTCGGTCACGGCAACCGGGTGCGCGCGATCCTTGCGGTAGATCGTGCAGGTGCAGGACTCGGCATCCTGCTCGAACTGCATGCCGTCGAATTGCTCGTGGCTGTTGATGATGCGCGCCCAGCCATCGACGCCAACGACCGGCACGATCCCGTTGTTCTTGTCAGGAAAGGCGTAGACCTCCTTCGTCCAGGGGTTCAGACCGTACTGGTCGGCGACGATCAGCAGGGCCATCATTTGTTCGTTTGAAACGTCGCCCTTGAAGGCGGTCGACTTGAGCGTGGTCAGCATCTTGGCCGGCTCGACGGAAAACCGGCTTGCCATCTTGGCCAGCAGGCTGGGCGGTTGAACGGTTGCGACTTCTCCCATGTCATTTCTCCTTGAGTAACAGCCGGCGGCTGCCGGCGGTGGTGGTCGAATAGTGCTCGGCGGCGAACTGATCCAGGTATTCCCCATGGCCTAGCTCGGCAAGCTGGTTGTTCAGGTCAATCGCCGTGTTGTGCCAGTCGATGCGCTGCCCCGGCTTCGCCGCCTTCCAGGTGGCCAGCGTGGCGCCCTGGTAGCGCAGCACGGCGGCTTCGCCCATGTGGGCGGTGATGGCGTCGCGCTGGGCCTGCTCGGCTTCCTCAAGGGTCTTGATCTCGCCCTTGATCTCAGATAGCCGACGCACGGCCTGCGCGACTTCCGGCGTCGCCTCGATCTCGCGCTGGTTGTCGCGCGGGAACAGTTTCAGCACGTCCGCCTCGCTGGCCGGTTCCGGCGCGATGTCGGCGATGACATGGTTTCGCCACCATTCGGCGGCGCGGGCGAGGATTTCCCGCTCAAGCTCCAGATCGCGGCGCATGGTATAGACGCGCAGTTCCTGGTTGCCGAACAGGACGGCCAGGTCTGCCCATTCGCAGCCCGTAAGTGCGGCGTAGGTGGCGATCTGGATCAGGTACTGCTGCGGCACCTGGTCGGTGCCGGAAGGCCCCCAGTCGGCCGCATTCGAGGCGGCGAAGGCGCTGGCGGTCTTGCACTCCAGCAGCCGGTCGGTGCGGACTTCGCGTTTGTGGCTGGCGACCTTGGCGCCATCCGGCACCACCAAGCGGTCAACGTGGCCGATCACCATCGGGAAGTCAGGGTGCTGCAGCATCGGGTTGAATCGCTGCACGGCGCGGCCGGTGGCGTCGCTGTATTCGCGGGCGACGAATTCCTCGGCGTAGCTGCCGAAGCGCATCTGCAGGGTGCCATCCTGCGGCGCGGCGCGGCCGGTTTTCTCGAGGTACACATCGACGGCGCTGCGGTAGGGGGAGAGGCCGAGGACGGCGGCCATGTCGCTGCCGCCCAGGCCGGCGCGGCGCTCCGCCAGAAATGCGGCGTGCTTGTCGGGGGCGTTCATGCCTTCACCGCCTCGGGCATGAAGTCGGAACGCCCGATCAGCCCGGCGTCGACCCTGCGGTCATAGGCTTCATCAGAGCGGGCGGCGGCGGCGCGGTCGAGGTCTTCTTCCAGGCGCCGGGCATCCCTGTCCGCCGCCGCCTGCATTTCCGCTGCGGCGTGCTCGACGTGGAAATCAGCATCCTCCAGTTCCGGGCGAACGCGCAGGTAGACATGGAGTTCGCGCAGCAGGATGGCGAGGTCTTCCGCCGACGGCCCGGCGACCTGGCCGGTGAAGACGGCAATCAGTGCCTTCGGATCGCGCCCGAGGCGCTGGCGCTGGGCGGCTTCGGAGTCCGCCGCCTTGGCATAGTAGTGTGCGAGGGCAGTAAAGCGTCCGGCACGATCTGACATGGCCATCATTTCGCCGGTGATGGGGCTTTCCTTGTCGATTGCCGCTTCGTCGGCTTGCAACTGGTTGATGTAGGTGTTCATGGTGCCTCCTGTTGAATGCGCTCTTTAGGTGAGCGTTGATGTATTATCGGCAGGCAAAAATCGAAAGTCAATAAAAATTTTCACAAAATATCTTGCAATGGTTTTCGTGCGGTGCTATAAAGTCGGCATGACACCTAAACAAGTAATCAAGCACTACGGCAACGGCGATTTGCGCGAAGCCGCCTATCGCTTGGGCTACTCCGAAAACGCTATCCGCTACTGGGTCAAGCAGAATCGCGTCCCACGGCATGCGCAGAAACGCATTGCTGCGGAAAGCGGTGGAAAACTTAAAAAAGGAGGGGGCGCAAAATGACCGAATCACAGCTATCAATCGACTTCGATGCGGCATCCCATGCCAGGCGCGGAGATCCAAGCACAAGCAAGGATTCCGCAGCCAGGGTGCGGGAATTCGCCGCTGGCCAGTGTGCTGACATCCTGGCCGTCCTGCGTGAGCAGGGCAGGCTTGGCGCCGAGCAGATCGCCGCCTACCTCGGGATCGACGCCTATGCGGTCAGGAAGCGGCTGGCAGACCTTGAACACGCCGGCCTTGCCAGACCCCTTCCCCTGCATCGAATGACGGCCAGCGGGCGCAAAGAAAGATTGTGGGATGGGTCTTGACAATACTCCGCGGTAGCGTATTCTTCAGAGGTCGGGATGATGATCCGATCAACTAAAGGAGTGTATCAATGTCATCAGATTCAATCAGCGACAGCCGCCAACAATTCAGCGCGCCGCATTCCTCGTTGCCGTCTTGGGCCGGCTTCATCACCCGGCTGGCGGTTGTCCCTGATTGGATTTGATGATGGCTAGAATACGCACGATCAAGCCGGAGTTCTACCGGCACGAAACCCTACAAGACCTAGAGATCGCCAACCCAGGGAAATACCCGATGCTGGTTTTTCAGGGGTTATGGGGGCACTGCGACAACAAAGGCAGATTCGAGTGGCGACCTAGGCAACTCAAGCTCGACATACTTCCATTCCTGCCGTTTGATATGGCCGAAACCCTCCTGATTCTCGCTGACTCTGGAATGGTGAGGCGCTATACCGTTGCCGGCGCGGAGTACGGGGAAATCCAGTCATTCGAGAAACACCAACGCATTACCGGGAAAGAAGCGGTAGAGGGTGAGAAATACCCGCCAAACATCCGGGAAACTCCGGGGAAACAATCGGGAAACATCAGGGAACACCCGGATGTCCAGGAAGGGAAGGGAAGGGAAGGGAAAGAGGAAGGGAATGGAGAGGCGCCGGTTTCACCGGCGATTCCCCCAAAGCCACCCAAGCGCGCCACGCAACTGCCTGACGACTTCACCCCGAACGAAACAGGGGTGCAATACGCGCAGACCCGGCAGGTCGCCTTGACGCCCGAGCTAGAAGCGTTCCGCAACTGGCATGTCGCCAAGGGCACGACGATGAAGGACTGGCAGGCGGCTTGGCGAACCTGGTGCGACAAGGCGGTTGAATTCGGCCGGGCCGGGCAGGCGCCCAACGCCCGCGCCTCGCCGCGTCAGACGGCGGCGCAGGAGCGGGAGCAGGTATCGAGAATTCTCACAGGGAGGGGTGGCGATGCAGGGCGAAACGAACGCGACATTACTGGCGAGACCGAGCGCATTGCCTGAAACCTGGATCGGCCGCATCTTCGGCCGCATGGAGGATTTCTACGGCGCGCGCTTTCTTGATGCCTGGCGCGGCACGGATCTGGCGCGGGTGAAGGCAACCTGGGCGGAGAAGCTGGCCGGCTTTGCTGACCAACCTGAGCGCATCGGGCACGCGATCAACGCCCTGGAGCACCACCCTTTCCCGCCGACCCTGCCGGAATTCCTCGCGTTGTGCCGGCAGGCACCGGCGCCGGAGCGGCCGGCGCTGCCGGAACCGCAAATCGACCCCGCGGTCGCGGCAGATCGTGCGCGCCAGGTGCAGGAAAAGACGGTTGCGGCGATGCGCAAACCACCGCATTACGCCTGGGCCATCCACCTCCTGTCCGAAATCGCCACCGGCGTGGTGCTGCCGCAGATCTCCGAGCGGTTCGCCATCGAAGCCTTGCAGAACCTCGGAAAGCTCAATGAGGCTCCAGCCGATTATGTCGCGTTCAACCGGCCGATCTGGCGCCAACTCACACAGGTTGCAGCATGAACGAAAAAGCCACCCGCGCCAGATCGGCCCTTACCGACAAGTGGCAGCCGCTGGGCAAGTGGGCGATGGTCAAGGGAAAAAAAACGGTGGCGAAGTGCATCACCAACTGCCGCCCGGTCTATGTCCGCTACGACGGAGACAAGCGGATTGGCCAGTACGGCAGCTTCGCGGAGGCGTCCAAGGCATGAACGCCACATGTCCCACCTGCGGCCGCAAGATAGACAAGAGCCACGAGCAGCGCAAGCTCTTCCATGCCCTCTGCCGCGACATTGGCCTGCACATCGGCCTCACCCCAGGCAAGGTCAAGGAGGCCATCAAGGCGGACTTCTTCGGCCTCGATGAGTACCGCATCGGGGAGAAGTGGTATCGCGCCATCAGGCCATCGGAAACGGCTGACAGGGTGGAATATTCGCAGTTGATTGACTTCACTTACCAGTGGGCAGCGGAGAATTGCGGGTTTAACGCGAAAAGTGACCGGCTGTCCGAGGACAAAGAAAAGGAGGGATAGTGATGAGCGATGAGAACCAGCAAGAGGCAAACGAAAGCGGCATCGGACAGTCCGAGTCGACTGCCGGGTTAGAGCCATGCCCGTTTTGCGGCAATCATGATCGTGTGCATGTAATTGCCTACCACGCATGCGACTACGTCGACCAGAGCGAAGGGCTAGACGGGTTCATTGCGATCTGCGACGCCTCTGGGTTCGGACGAAAGAACGGATGCGGGGCCGCAACTGGCTGGTATGAAACGATTGCCGAGGCAACGGCGGCATGGAACCGGCGCTCTAACGTGCAAGGTCAAGGGGGCGACAAAGCGTAGCTTTGGCGACTCCCCTGCACCGGCGGGTTAGGCAACACAGCCGTCCTACGCAGACTGACTTTTGGAGGAAATATGAACCTGGACGAAATTGTAATGAAGTTGATTGGGCCGGTGCAGGCAATTGGCGACAGCCGGATTGACGAAGAACGACTGAAGAATATGAAGCATCTGACTTGGCTTGTGGATCGACTTTTGTTTGAGATCGAAACAGCAGCGGCGGATGCAACTCGGACGGAGCATTCGATGCGATTAATCGGAGAGAAGGCGCGAGACTTCTTGAAAGAGGTTAAGAGTGCCTAACGCTGGCGTAACCGGCGCGGAGCGTCCGCGTTGACGCAAATGTTAGAGCGCATTTTTACGGAGGCAATGCATGGCACTTTTGAACAAGCGGCGAGCGATAGAAATGGGCTACAGCGGTGACAAGCGAAAGCGTCGCAGGCAACACAGACTCGCGGCAAAACAACTGCTTACTAGCGGTGGAATTTTCAACAACTTCAGCGCCAGAGGCAGCACGTTTCATTGTGTTGCAATGTGGCACTTGGAGCAGGCTCGTGCGCTCTAACGCCATAGCTCAGGGGCGCGAGCATAGCGAGCGTCCCGCTGGAGCGGAGGGTTAGGCCGCTGGTTGAGAAACGAACGAAAGGACGACTGACATGGAATTTAAAGACTTCCCGAAGATGGCGCGGCTGACCCGCGAAGTGATCGTGACCGAGAAGATCGACGGCACGAATGCGCAGGTTTTCATTGGCGAAGACGGCGCGCTGCTGGCTGGTAGCCGCACGCGCTGGATTACCCCGGCTGACGACAACTTTGGTTTTGCCGCATGGGTGGAATCGCACCGCGATGAACTGCTGACACTTGGGCCAGGTCGCCACTTTGGCGAGTGGTGGGGCGCTGGCATTCAGCGTCGTTACGGCTTGAGCGAAAAGCGGTTCAGCCTGTTCAACGTGCAGCGGTGGGCGCTGCACGGCACTGCGCCGAAGACCTACCCAACAGCCGACCCGCGAGTGACGCGCACGCAAGATGTGCTGCCGCCCTGCTGTGGGCTGGTGCCGGTGCTGTACCAAGGCCCGTTCGACACTGCGGCAGTTGATCAGTGCATTGAAAGCCTGCGGCTTACCGGCAGCGTGGCCGCGCCGGGCTTCATGAAGCCAGAGGGGGTGGTGGTGTTCCACACGGCTGGCAATATGGGATTCAAGAAGACCGTGGAAAAGGACGAGGTGCCGAAGGCCATTGCCGCGCTGCAAGCGGCCTAACGTAGAGCTAAGGGGCCGGCCGCTTGCGGACGGTCCCGCTTGAGCGACGGGTTGGCAGGCAAAACGTAACTACGGAGTGATGATGGCTGAGAAAGTGACAATCGGGAATTGCGAACTGTGGCACGGCGACTGCCGGGAGATACTGCCGACGCTGCCGCAAAGCGACCTGATTTTGACTGACCCACCCTACGGAATTGAAAGATTCAAAACTGGTGGCAGCAGAATTTACAAGCACACCGACGAGAAAGCCAATGGACTTGAATGGGATAGGCCGATACCGCAATGGCTAATGCTGATGCTGCAAGATTGGGCGAAAGACTTGATTGTGTGGGGTGGCAACTACTACACGATGGGGCCGGCGCGGTGCTTCCTGATTTGGGACAAGCAGAACGACGGGCGCGACTTCGCAGACTGCGAGATGGCTTGGACGAGCATTGATGCGGTGGCGCGGATTTTCCGCAAGCGCCCGATGAACATGGACGGCGGGAAAGAGCACCCGACACAGAAGCCGATTGACTTGATGGCATGGTGCATTGACAAGGTGGCGAACGCGCAAACGGTTTGCGACCCGTTCATGGGCAGTGGCTCGACCGGCGTGGCCTGCGCCCGGATGGGCTTGCAGTTCGTCGGCATCGAGCGCGAGCGTAAATACTTTGACATCGCCTGCCGCCGAATAGAGCAAGCCTACGCACAGCCCCGGCTGTTCGAGGACGCAAAAGTCGGCGCTGGCGATACGGCGGTGCAGGGAGACATGCTTTTGCCTGCCAACGTGAAATAGGGAGCCGAAATCCAGCGTAAAGCGTCCTAAAATTCCGACAAATGGGGCGCAGCAAACGCTAATATACATTGCGAATCAATGCCAATCCGAGACGCTAAACTGATATTAGGAGGGGGCTTGCTGTGAAATTCATCCTAGCCCATCAGACCGCAAGAACGCGCTCCATGGCTGCAGTTAGGGATGCTCCGGACGGCTACATCGTTGAGATCCGCGAGCCAACCCGGAACCTGGAACAGAACGCCGCGCTTCATGCCGTCCTGGGCGAGATTGCCGCCTCCAGACAATGGGCAGGCCAGACCCTGAGCATCGAGGATTGGAAGCGCCTCCTGACAGCGGCATGGTGCAGGGCAACAGGCCGCGGCGTGAAACTCCTCCCGGCTTTGGATGGCCAGGGGTTCGATGCCCTCTACCAGCGCACCAGTACCCTGACCAAATCCGAAATGTCCGAACTGATCGACTACATCCACGCCTGGGCGGCATGACAACCAAAGCCCAAGCTACTCACCTTGACCGCCTGGCTGCGTTGCCGTGTGCCTTGTGCGGCGCCGAGCCGGTTGAGATACACCACATCCTTGAAGGCCGCATCAAAGGCCGGAAGTCAGGCCATTGGACGGCCATCCCGCTTTGCCCGAACTGCCACCGAGGATCAAAGGACGGAATCCACGGAGAGCGGCGCATGCTATCCGTTCGCAAGGCCACGGAATTGGAGCTGCTGGCCGAGACGTTGGAGAAACTCTATGGACACTGAACACAAGCACCAAGCCGCCTTGTTCCGCTGGGCCGAGATCCAAAGCAAGCGCATTCCGAAACTTTCCCTCCTATTCGCCATCCCCAACGGAGGACTGCGATCCAAGGCCACGGCCGCCAAGCTCAAAGCCGAAGGGGTAAAGGCAGGGGTGCCGGACATCTGCCTGCCTGTGGCAAAGGGTGAATATCACGGGCTTTTCATCGAACTCAAGACAGGCGGAAACAAGCCGACCCCACCACAGGTGCAGTGGCACATGCGACTGTCCTCCGAGGGTTACAGGGTTACGGTCTGCTGGGGATGGGAAGCCGCAAGGGAAGCGATCGAGGAATATCTGCTTGTCTAGGGGTTGATTTGATGCTATAAAGAATACGGCTTCGGCCGGGTTTTGCATCCTCCTGTAGGTGATTCGCCCGGCGTAACAACCGGGCTTTTTTTATGGCAAATCGTGGAACCTTTGTAAAAGGTGAGAAAAGGCCGAACCAGGGCAAGCGCGGTCCGAATAAGGAAACCAAGGCGCTGAAGGAAATGATCCTGCAGGCCCTGGATGAGCAGAAAGGCGGCGGCGTGGCGTACTTGAAGGATCAGGCGCTATCGAACCCAAACGCATTCCTGTCGCTGCTCGGGAAGGTTCTGCCGACCACCCTGGCCGGAGATCCGAACAACCCGGTGCGCTTCGAGCGCATTGAAGTCGTCATCGTCGATCCTAAGGCATGATTCCACGCATCCACGTACCCAGGGCGTTCAAGCCGCTGCTGCAGCCGGCGCGGTACAAGGGGGCGCATGGTGGCCGAGGCTCAGGTAAGTCTCACTTCTTCGCCGAGATGCTGGTGGCCAAGTGCCTGCAGTCAAAGACGGATGCGGTCTGCGTCCGTGAAGTCCAGAAGTCCCTTGCCCAATCCGTCAAGAAGCTGCTGGAGTTGAAGATTCACGCCCTCGGTGTGGCCGACCGCTTCGACATCAAGCAGGACTTCATCGGAACGCCCTACGGCGGGCGCATCATCTTTCAGGGCATGCAGAACCATACCGCCGACACCATCAAGTCGCTGGAGGGCTA